TATCAAGTAGTCAGAGAATTCCATCTGGATTCAATGATGTATTATCTAAGGTTGCAGAAGCACATCCAAAGAGCACTGTTGGTGAAAGACACAAACGCAAATCTATCAAAGAAGTCAGAACAGATAGAATCGTTAAAAAATATGTTGATAGGATTACTAAAATCTAATGTCATTTAATTTTGTTAAATTAGAGTCTTTGAATTTTGATTTATCATCTGCTAATGTAGATGGTATTAGAAAATATACAACGCCTCAAGGAAAAAGATATCCATCGGTAACTTCTGTTCTATCATATGGAAAAGATAAATCGGCAATCTATGAATGGCGTAATCGCATTGGTGCAGAAGCCGCTAATAAGATAACACAAAAATCTGCAAATCGTGGTACCAAGTTGCATACTATATGCGAAAAGTATTTGCTGAATGAATTGTCACCAATGAAAATCAAATCATTGATGCCAGATGTAAAAGACTTTTTCTCGCAATTAAGACCTCATATTGATAAGAATGTTGGTAAGATATATGGCCTTGAGCAATCATTGTATAGTGATAGACTTAGGTTAGCAGGCAGAACAGATTGTATTGCAGAATGGGCAGGTAAATTGTCAATTGTTGATTATAAGAATTCCATAAAAGAGAAAAAAGAAGAGTGGATTCAAGATTATTTTGTGCAATGTACTGCATATGCAGAAATGTTTGAGGACATAACTGGCATGCCAGTAAATCAGTTAGTCGTGGCAATTGCTAATGAAGAGGGCACTCCACAGATATTCGTTAAAGAAAAGCATAAATATATTACCGACTTAGAAAAATCTATAGGTAATTATTGGAAAGATGTATTGACAACTGGTTGATTATGTGTTATACTATAAAGAATTGTTGTAATTCCGTTAAAGCGAAGGAGTTCTGGACGGGGGTTCGATTCCCCCCGCCTCCACCAAAAGGATATTATGAAATATAAAATTGTAGTCAAAATCTATGACAAGACTTTTGTAAAAGACAGAAGTAAAAGTAAGGAACATTTAATTACTAAAGCTGAAGGTCTTTCTAAGAAACATCCTAAATGGAAAGTTTATGTCGTTGGTGAGAATACTATTATATAGTGTGCTTTTGAAGGGGGCGACCCGGTTTCGACAGGATTAGATAGTGGAGAAGGCAACACGATAGGCGATGATCGTAAATCAAGCAAATTTTATAACTGCAAACGATGAGTTATACGCATTAGCGGCCTAAACGCCTCTTAGGGTTTCGGATGGTTTCCTCGTAACAGAATAACCATCCACTTTAATATTATATAATTTTATAGGGAAGTAAAAAATGAAATATCTTATCGCAACTATTATGACTCTTTTCGCAGCAACCACTTTTGCTAGTGAGCCTGCAAAGAAGGAAGAAGCAAAAGCAGTTAAGACCGTTAAAGCAGATGCAAAGAAGGCTGAAGCTAAAGTCGAACCTAAGGCTGCTGAAAAGAAGTAACACATTATGAGTTGGTGAACCTCACTAAAAATCACCCAGAATTTATGGCAAACTATAAAAGAAAAAAACCTCGCCGAAGTTGTAAATGTACCCTATGTACAGGACTTAGATGGTTAGGAAATTCTAAAGATAAAAAAAGAATTTCTGATATTCGTAATGATGATAGATTCAAATCTTACAAGGAGAATTTATAATGAAAGTCTATATTGGTCCATATATTGATTGGATCGGCCCATATCAAATAGCAGAGAAGATTCTTTTCTGGATGGACAAGGATAATGATGATAGGGTACATAAGTTTGGCAATTGGCTAGCAGGTAATAATAATGAAAGTGTATTATCCAAATTATGTACTTGGATCCACACTAAACAAAAACGTAATATCAGTATTCGTATTGACCGATACGATACCTGGGGTATGGATAGTACTCTTGCACATATTATTCTTCCGATGCTCAAGCAATTAAAAGAAGATAAGCATGGCGCTCCATTTACTGATGACAAGGATGTTCCTAAGGAACTTCGGTCAACTTCTGCACCCAAAAAAGAACATAAGTGGGACACAGATGATAATCATTTCAAGCGTTGGGATTGGGTGCTTGATGAGATGATTTGGGCATTTGAACAGAAGACTATTGATTGGGAACAACAATTTTATTCAGGTGAGCATGATATTAAATGGATACCTTCAGATCAATTGGATGAAAAAGGAGAACCTCTTACACATGCCATGGAAAAGGGACCTAAAGATACATTCAATATTGATATGGATGGAATGAAGAAGCATCAGAAAAGAATGAAGAATGGTTTTGCTTTGTTTGGAAAATACTATGAAGGATTGTGGGATTGATCATGAAAATTATTGAACAAGTTATGTTAAATTATTATACATTTGCAGAAATCAAAATGTTTCTTAAAGAACTTTTGAATCCTGAAGGTTATGGACATGCTGTCACAGAAGAAGTTAGGGATCATTCTAAATTTCTTTTAAATATTTTAGAACGCGACGGTCATGAACGATAAACTAACAGTGTTGAGTGAGTATCAAGAAGGTCTGCGTAATGCCAAGATTTACAGAAGCAATAACAACAAATATGGAGTTATTGTATTTGATGCAAATCTTGAACATGAAGGATTCTATTGTTTTGATACAGAACAAGTAGCAGAAGACTTTGCCGAGGACTGGGTTCTAAAGTCTACCACCTAATGGGCGAGGGGATATAATTCCCCCCTCTAAACAAAAAGGAGTAAAAATGAAATCCATTTTCATTAGTGTCATTGGAGTAATGGTGATACTTTCAATAAGTTTGGGCATGGCAGCACAAATAAAATATGGCATGCCTTTCAATATAAGTTTTAATAGTTTGACACCACATACTCAACAACAAGTGGAATGTTTGGCAGAGAATATATATTTTGAAGCCGGATATGAGCCAACTGATGGACAAGTTGCTGTAGCATTTGTTACTCTTAATCGTCTAAAAACAGGATCATTTGGAAGTGACATTTGCGGCGTTGTTAAGCAAAAAACGCAAGGTGTATGTCAATTTTCTTGGTATTGTGAAGCAAAGGCTTTACACTTATCTACCAATAAGCTATTGACAACAACATCAAATTCAGTGTATAATAGCATCAGAGATTTGGCCACAAGTGTCTATGTAAATTATGACACAATGCAAGATCCATCTAAAGGTGCATTGTTCTATCATGCAGACTATGTTAAACCTGGTTGGAAGAACATGAGAACTACCGCAGTAATTGGCAGGCATATTTTTTACAACAGAAGGAGTAGTACATGAGTGAATTATTTAAAGTTGAAACAACATTTATTGTGTGTGCAACATTGATATCATTAGCATCTATATTTGGATATGGCTATTATAGTATAACCGATAGAGGTCTTATGGCACAGAACATTGATAGTGCAATTTCTAAGGGTGTTGATCCACTATCAGTAAGATGTTCATATGCCAAGAGTGATGATATTATCTGTGTTGCATATGCTTCATCAACCCACCCTTATCAACCTAAAAAGTAAAAGGAACTATATTATGTCAGTACAACAAATGACTGTTGCTCAACTATCTAATCCAGAAGACAAGGATAAACTATTAAAGATTATCCGTGAGTGTTCAGATGCAATGACCCGAATGTCTGGTGAGAAAGACTATATCAAAGAAGCAGTAACAGATATTAGTGAAGAGTTGGATATCCCGAAACGTCTTGTCAATAGGATGGTCAAGGTCTATCACAAGAAAAATTATGATGAAGAAGTTGCAATTCAAGATCAATTCCAAACCCTTTATGAAACGGTAATCAAATGAATTTTAAATTTCAATCGTATGACGAATATGCAAATGACAAGACAGTAAAGAGTTTTGATGCAGATCATCTTGAAGATATCCTTGCACAATTTCAGTTGTTTCTTGCAGGTGCTGGTTTTGTATATGAGGGCAATCTAGAATTTGTTCATGAAGATACTTTTGCAGAAGAAGATTGGGAAGATAATGTTACTGGTTCAGATTCATGGGTCAATGCAGCATCAGATGGTTCAGATAAAGCATTAGATGCATGGAAATGGACAGTAAATGAATTGAAGAGGACTGGAACTGTGACTATGGAACCAAGTGGTGGTGGCGGAGGTGGTCCTGCTGCCGATCTGGAAAAGCGTCCTGATGCCCGGCGTCCTGATGCCAACTAAAGAAGAGATGTCCAAGTTTTCTCTTGCAATAGAGGAAATGGTTTCTGATACAGACTACAATTATATTGAAGCTATTGTAGAGTATTGCAAGGAAACTGGACTTGAAATAGAAGTTGCAGCAACCTTGATTAGTGCTAATCTAAAAGCAAAAGTTGAATCTGACGCAATGGATAATAATATGTTGAAAGAGAAAGGTGCTCGTCTACCAATATGACTGGTTATGAAACCTTTGAATTATATCAGGCGCTCAAGTTACACTTTACATCGGACTCCTACGATTACTTTAAATATAATGGTAAATCCAATGTAAGTGTAACAGCATTTGAGAATAGAAAAGACAAATATCATTTCTATAAACTCTCAAGAAAGTATCCCAACAAAGAAGAAATGCTAAACTTCATTGTTGCTAATTTTGTTGAGGATGATAAGTCTTGGGTGGGTAATCTATTAACAGAAGATGCAGCGCAGAATTATCGAAAGAGACAGAAAGTAATTCAATCATTATCTTATATATTTGAAAATGATTGTAATAAACTCTTTGGTAATTGTAAGAATCCTAATGATATAATAAAGGTATCTGATGGTGATTATCCTGTACTTCTAAAAAAGACACTACATAAAGATGCAGAGATAGAAACCTTGTGCATTCTTAATGATCTCTTGGGATTCTTTCCAATGTGGACAAAAAACATTACCGATAATGTCCGTTGGCCAGAATTCAGAAGAAAGATTGTCAAGTATACCTCTTTTGTACCAAGAAATAGTGTAAAATGTAAGCTGATATTAAAGAAAGTTATAGATGAAAATTGAAAAAGTTTATTTTGATATGGATGGTGTACTCTGTAATTTTGAAAAGAGATATACAGAATTATTCGGTGCGGTTGATCCTCTTGGTGAAGATGCATATACACGCCGTGCCAATAAGCATACCTCAAATAATTGGTTTGAATTTATTGAGTCTCATCAATTTGAGATTCTTCAACCGATGCCTGGTGCATTTGATATGCTTGCATATGTTCGAAAGAGTAATATTCCAATTGAGATTCTTACATCATCGGGTAGTCTGAGAAGTAGTGTAAAATATCATAATTTGGTTGCTGATCAAAAAGCAGTTTGGTTGAAGAAGCATGGAATTGCATACAAAATAAATGTAGTCCGAAATAGAAAAATGAAGGCCGAATATGCAGCATCGAATATCATTTTAATCGATGATACTCATGATGTAATTGAAGCCTTCGATAAAGCCGGCGGAATTGGTATTCTCCACAAGAAGTCGGCTGAAACACTGCAAACTCTAGATGGTCTTTTTCAGATCACTAAATAAGCAGTATATTATGTTACTGTGGATAAAGCGTTAATAAAACAACATACATCGTTAATACGAAAGGTAATAAAATGAGTTCATTTGCAAATCTAAAGCGTAATCGTAGTTCAATTGAGAAACTGTCCAAAGCAATTCAGGACACAACTAAGACTGCTGAATCTGGTTCAAAGGATGACACACGGTTTTGGCAGCCAACAGTAGATAAGGCTGGTAACGGAATGGCAGTTATTCGTTTTCTTCCTGCACCTGCTGCTGATGGTGATGATGCACTTCCATGGGTTCGTGTATTCAATCATGGGTTTCAAGGACCTGGTGGTTGGTATATTGAAAACTCAAGAACTACTCTTAATGATAAAGATCCAGTTTCAGAGTTTAATTCAACTCTATGGAATTCTGGTATTGAAGCAAACAAAGAAATTGCTCGGAAGCAAAAGCGCAGGCTGACTTATATCTCAAATATTCTGGTTGTTTCTGATCCGAGTAATCCTGAGAATGATGGTCAAATCAAACTCTATAAGTTTGGTAAGAAAATCTTTGATAAGGTCACAGAGGCAATGAATCCTGAATTTGCTGATGAAACACCTGTCAACCCATTTGATATGTGGGAAGGTGCTAATTTCAAACTGAAGATTCGGAATGTGGAAAGTTATCGCAATTACGATAAATCTGAATTTGCTGCTAAGTCTGCACTTCTTGATGGTGATGATGATAAACTTGAAGCACTTTGGAAGAAGGAATATTCACTGAAGGAATTCACTGATCCTTCTAACTTCAAGTCTTATGAAGTTCTAAAGGCTAAACTAGATAAGGTTCTTGGTCTTACTGGTTCAGTTAATAAGTCAAGGGCTGAAGATACTATTCTTTCCAAATTTAAGAAAGATGATGAAGAAATTCTTGAGACAGCAGGTGCATCTTCAGATGAAGATGGTGATCTTGATTATTTCAAGTCTTTGGCAGAGAAAGCGTAACCTAACTGTGTCAATTCAAACCC